ACGATTCCAGACTCTGAAAGCACGTGGCATTCAAATTTGTCATCAGCGTTAGCAGCCAACATTGATTTTTGGTCATAAGGGTTCACCATTCCAGCCACATATTTCTTGATCATACTTCTGTTAATTCCTTCAGCACCTTTAGTAACTAACTCAATGTTAGAAATACCAGAAGTTTTTCCGAAATCTAGAAATACCATCTTAGCAGACTCTTTTAATCTGTTGTCACCAAATGAATTGGTTCCACCAGCAGAAGAGTGTAAGTTAGGATCATCAAACGCAGGACAGTAAGCCATTGTTATTTTGTTTCCTAAAGCATAGTAAGAAGTAAAGTTTGCACCAAGAGATACATCACCTTTAACTCCTGTCATAGAACCACCAGTCATTGCACCAGAAGGAGCAACAATCATATCCTTCATAGCTCTATGGAAAGCAAGTCTTCCTTCAGTACCAGTAAATACAACCCACTCGTTACCTTCAGCAGCAGTAGCATTTAATGATAATTTAGCAATAAACTCAGTGATGATATCTTCAGTTAAAGTTCCCATTGAATAAGAAGCTTGATTAGAAGAATCAATTTGAGCTAGTAAACCATCACCAGTTACCATTGAAGTAGCTTGTGTTCCAGAAGTACCTAAAGTACTTGCAGTTGGAGCAGTAACATAAGAATCTACAGCATTAGTAATAGAAGTTCTTCCATACCATCTTTGTAATTCTTGTTGGTACATAAACTCATCCATCATTTGTTGCTCTTGTGTGAAGTACCATAACTTAGAACCATTGTTCTCAATCCAAGTTACATCAGTAAGACCTTTACCAGTAATAGAAGTCTTCTTACGCATTGTAGTTAAGTAGTTTCTATGAGTGGAAGGGAACATGTTATTTTCACCTACATCAGCACCATCAGACCCATTAGGGAATGCAGAACCAATAGAAGCAATAATAGCACCAGCAGCAATATCATTAGTTAATAAAGGATTAGAAGTACCATCTACCATTTCAAATTTTAAAACTTGAGAAGCAGTAGTAGTAACTAAACCACCATTAGCAGCAGTTCTTACAGTATCATTAACAGCGTCTTCTACAACAATAGCAATAGCTCCTGATTGAAAACGAACCATATCCCATTTGTTAAGATGATTAGCAAACTGAGAACCAGCTGTAGTGTAAACACCTTCACCGTCAAATGATAAATAAAATGCATTACCATCAGCATCCATATTATCATAATTTCCAGAAGTTACAGCAGTTGCTCCTGCACCTTCAGTATAACCATTAAATGTTACACCGTCTGTAGAAGCCCATCCATTTGAATAAGAAGGAGTATTATACCTACCCATTACTTTCCATTCAAAAGAATTATCTCCTAAAACTTGTTCTTTAGCGTAGCGACCTGTACGCTCTAACAAATAAGTCGCGGAATAACGAGGATACTGCTTTACTAGAGTTCTTGCGATCTCTGGGTATTGCATTAATGCAGTATTCAAGGCATTCTCACTTGTGGTACTACTTCCGTAAGTACCTGTGTAAATTGAAGCCATTTTTTAAATTTTTTAAATTAATTAAACATTTTTATTGTTTGCTCAATTAACTTTCAACCTTAAGTAGACATTGTCTTAACTTATTAGACCTACTCGCTCATGAACGCTTTTGGATCAAACTTACCCGTCTTCGTTTGGAAGTTGGATTTGCTTTTTCCAGTGTTAAGGTTTGGTGAGACTATACTATCCATGATAGCGGCTTTGCCGTCTTCCAACCCTTGAGAACGAAGAATCGTTTCAATCTGCTTACGATAGAGCATAAACATAGCAACATCAGCAACATTGGCGTGATCTGCATATATTTCTTTCATCATATCGCCTGTAGCATATCTATAGACTTCTTCTTTCTGTTTTTTTGTTACTTTCCCGCCCATGAATTCATTCATGTTTTTGATTTTACTTTTTAATTCTTTTTTTGCATTTTCTGCTCCTTGCTTTTGTTGTTCTTGTTGTTGTGTAGCTTGTTGTTTAGCTTGTGTTGTTTGTTGGTCAATAGCATTATTAATAACTCTTCTAATGCTTTTGGCTTTCATTTTCATCATTCCAGAATCTTCTAATTTATCTAAAGAGTCTTCTATTTCTGAATCCTCAATACCATCAGCTCTTAATTCTTCTGCAATTAAATCTCTATCAGAAAAATTTAGATAGGATCTTAATTCACTCGTTTGATCATTAGCTGGAGCTTGTTGCTTAGACTGTAGTTCTTTTGTGTAACTATTTAAAGTATTTACAAATTCATCTTTAGAGTTAATTTCAATACCCAACTCCTTACCAACCTTAGACCAAGTTAAAGCCTCTTCAGTTTCTGAAGTCTCTTCAGATTTTTCTTGAGTGTTATCCCAATTATAATCTTCTTCCTCCTTAACAGCTTCTTTAGCTTTTTCTTTTTTATCCCAAGCCCAACCATCTTCTTCAGATTGCTCTTCAGACTGCTCTCCAGATTCACTAGTTGTTTCTTTTGTTTCTTTTGTTTCTTTCTCTGCGTCTAACTCTCCGTAAACATCATCAGAAAACGCTAATGGATTAAACGCATCTTTAACACCTTCCTGTTTTGTAGATTCAGTTGTTTCTACAACCTCTTCTACTAATTTTGATTCTTCTGCCATTTTTTTTAAATTTTAGTTAATACTCCCAGCTTGCAAATATACAAAATATTTGTTATATTTTCTGTGCAGCCTTTTTTAAACTATCTGAACTAGTTGCAGTTCCAGAGGTTCTAGACTTTTCTCTGCCCTCTAGTTCATCTTCTCTGTCTATTTCAGCATCTTTATTCTTTCTTTCAACATAATAATCGGCTGCTTTTTTATCCATTTCATTTCTTTCTTTAGTATCATGAATATCTCTATCAACATCAGCTTGTAACTTAGCCACTTCAAGTCTAGACTCTGCACTAATTTGAGCAACTTGTAATTTAGCTTCATTATCCATTTGTTTAAGTTGAGCTTCAGCTTGGAACTCTTGTTGTTTTTGTTCAGCAGCAGCTTGTTGAGCTTGCATCTGTTCTTGCATAGTTTGTTGTTGTTGTTTTTGCATCTCACCCATAGCTTGCTCTAAAACTTTTTCAGCTTCAGTCATAGTATCAGATTTAAGAACTTTAATAACTCCCAACAAATCTATAGTTCCTGACTGTAATGCAGCTTGAGATAATTGTTGTACAACTTGTTTCATAGAGTCGTCTTTACCACTATCACCTACATATACACCATAATCTTGCAAAGCAATATCAGGCATTACGTTTAAGAATTTATAAGCACCATCTCCTAATATCATTCCAGCTTTCTTTCCTTGTGACCAAGCAACCTTCATCAAATTACATAAACGCTCTAATACCCTCTGCTTAACTTCTCCATGAGAATAGAACCAGCTTTCCGTAATAGTAGCAGACTGTACTACACTTCTTTGTACATTTCCAACGTATTCATATTGACCTACAGCTCCTTCTCTTTGTCGGGTAACACCAGAAATACTTCCAGCCATTTCTTCTAACATTACTTTTAAGTTAATATATTGCTGTACAGATTGAGATAAGGTAAAATCAATTTGTTGGAATTGATTAAAACTACTCATTTGATTACCTTCATCTTTTGAATTGATAGGTATAATACCATCTGTCTTTAAATGATATAATACTTGTTGTATATCCATACCAACATTAGTAGGTAGTTGAGATACATCATAAACTACTGCTTTACCACCAGAACGAGCCATAGCAAGTTCTATTTGATACACAACAATATTATAAAGCATTTGAATATTATCTAAAAGATCTACTAAAGAAACAGGAGATCCAGTTGTATTACCTTTTATACATCCTACATATGATAAAGGAGTTTTCCCAGGATCATCTATACTTCTTAATTGATTACTTCTTCTGTTTGCGTTTACTAATATTTTACCTCCTATTTTAGTGGCTTGCCAAATATCATCCACCCACTTAGTTTCAACTTTCTCACCCTTTCTTTTTCTATATGTGTCTTGTACTATTTTTCTAAAAGGTCTAGCAGGATCATACTTATTCTCTGATAGTTTAAATTTAATAGCTCTTAATGATTTCCATTCAGCATTTACCACTCTCACTCTAGTTTCTTTTCCGTGACCAGCATCTATCCAATCAAAATTAGTATTATAGTCTCCCATTCCTCCTCCAGCATGTACATTTCGCATTGCATCAAGTTGCAATAAATCATCTGTTGTAAGATCGTCTTTAAATTCATCATTAATTTCATTAATAGATAACCATCTTTCTTCTCCCACCCAACTAGCATCATCTAAATAATCTGAATGAGAAGACGAATCAAAAATAATATTTCTAGGATCTATTCTTCTAGCATAAGGATCTCCATTTTGAATACTTACTTTATAAAATTCTTTTGAAGTTATAAGCAAATCTCTAAATCCTTCTTTAAATACATCTTTAAGGTTATATCTATTTGCAATATACTCTAATCCATCTTGAGCTGTTTCTTCTACCATTTCACGATAGTTATATTTCATGTAAGTTTCTATATCTTCAGGTACAGGCATTCCTTGTCCTTCTTGTAATACATTAATATTCATTGTTTCTTGCATTTCTTCATGAAACTCTTTAAGTAAATCTTTCATTATTAAACCTACTTTATGATCATGCTTTCTAAGTACTGCGGTTTTATTAACTGTAGTTACTTTCATATCAACAGGTCTTCTTAATTCCTCTCCTATTAATAAATCTATTTTAGGGGTTATAATAGGATAGTTTACTAATCTAGCTGGATACGCAACACCGTATTGTTCGGTTATATATTTATAATCATCTTGATTTAAACTACCATTATATATTTGGTAATTTCTAATATCTTTAACTCTAGAACTACTATAGGTTCCGCCATCTCTTCCCATATAACTAACAATAGCATTAAGAACTTGCTCGCACCATTCTTTAGTTTTTTCAGTTTCCGAAACAACCATTGAAGGCATTGATGAATATTTATTTTCCATAATTTTAATTTAGTTGTATTGGTATTCCGTTGTATGCTCTTTTATAATATTTAAATCCTATATCTTTTATTTCGTCTTCTCTTGCACTAGCTTGCATTCTATAATTATCTATATTATGAATAAGACAAATGCCAAAAGCCATAGCTCTATCAGTATTTTGTAATCCATAATTAGCAAGCTCATCTATTAGATCTATAAACCATATGTCTTTTACGCTTTCTCTTAAATAGTCATCTATCAAATCTTCTAATAGAGCTTTCACTTGCTTGTTCATATGCACGCCATATCTATTTCTAGTTTTTGTACCAGGGTTATGTGCAGACTCTGGTTTTTCTTTTAAATACTTTAAGGCGTTCATTCTTTTAAAGTAATCTAAAATACCTATCTTTGTATATTCTACCAACATCTTTGAGTTGTAATATACTGCAAGTTTCAAACAACCATCCCAAAAATCCTCCTTCTTTTTAGGGCGATCTGTATACTCAGCAACTACATAATCACTTGGAATATCAGTATTTGCAAATCTACGATAAATTATCGCACTACCCAAAGATTCTGACGCTCCAGCTTGATCTTGATCATAAGAGTCAATTCCACCTATATCTAAATTCTTATATTCTAACATAGGATGAGCTAATATTTTATATGGTCCTGCTGGATGCGGCCTCCATCTTACTGTAGGTTCGCTATCACCCAATTCCCAATCTAAATAGCCTCTTTGTATTTGGCTTCTATTATCTTTACTTGAAAGTATTCTTGATCTTTGTGCATTTAATAAGGCAATATCAAATCTTGAAGAGTGAGTATTAAGAAACGCCTCCTCTATAGTTAGCGGATAATTTTGTATATGTAAATTGTATGCTTCGTTATCTCCAGATTTTTGTATGTCTTCTCTATCTGTTATAAGTTTTTCTCTTGCTCCTTTTTCATCTTCTTTTCCTGTGTCTATATCAAAGAACCCATAATATGCTTTTGATGCTGGAATAAACATAGGTATTAAATTGTAGGCATCATGACTATAATACATATCCATAAAATCTTTAGATGCCTTAGATATATCTCCCCCAGTTCCCCCTACAATAGGTACACCGAACTGTATATCACCATCCATAAAGCATGCTTTAGATGACATATAAGCATTCTTAAGTTTTTTAAACTCTCCAGCTTCTTCAAATATCATAAGCGAAACTCTTTCTCCTTTAAACACTTCTGGATTATCCATTGTTCTACATATGATATTAGACTGATAACCACCTATTTCCCACTTACCATCTTTATTTTTTTGCTTGTATCCGCTTCTCATTATACCATCAGTGTCCTTTAGTACTGAATGTTTAAAATTAGGATGTATACCATTAAGACCTTTTCTTGTTTTATCAAAAAATGCATCAGCTGTAACTTGTAGTCCTGCCGCTACACCAACATCATTAAAAGGAAAGAATGTATATTCATGAGCCACGGCTCCAGAATTCATATAAGAAAAACCTTTATCCCTTGCTTTAATTACAATCATACCCTTTCCTTCCTGCTTACACACCTCTATAGTATCAAAATATTCATGATCCATAGTTCTATACCAAGGATTCATAAGGTTTTTACGATTACCAGAAGTTCCATCATTACCTAATATTTTATAGTAATTAAGATAAAAATAATACTTTCCAGAAATCTTTTTCATTCCTTTAGGCTTAAACCCCTCAATACAACGCTCTGTTTCTTTAGCCCAATATTCTTGATAATTTACAGAATCAGGATTTAAGTCAGGATGTCCATTAGTAGCTATAGGACGATATCTTTGGGGATCAAACTTAATCTTACCCATATCTTAATCTTTTTGTTTTCCCTATGCCAAAAAATCCACTGTTCTCTTCTTTTTTTGCTAACTTTGCATGATACCTATCTCTTAAATCTACACCATGTAGTTTTTGAGCTAAGTCATTATACATATTAGCTTTATCTATATCTGATTTATTATAATGTTTTTTATAAGCATTATATAGATATTGCAAATCATACTTTCTTTTTTCAGCCATTACATTTCTTTAATTTCTTTCCTTCTTTCTAAAAAGGATAACCCTTTATCTCCAACTATCTTTTTTCTTTCACCTCTTCTGTCTATAGCGTCTAACAATGATTGTCTTGTCTTTAATATCTTTTCCACCCCTATCATTAGTTTTTGTAATAACTCTGCATTCTCTTCATCAAGATGCATCCCATCAATAAGAGCGGTGAATT